ATCCAGGGTGTTACAGGACCAACCGGACCAACCGGACCAACCGGACCAACCGGACCAACCGGACCAACCGGACCAACCGGACCAACCGGACCAACCGGACCAACCGGACCAACCGGACCAACCGGCGCGCAGGGTATTCAGGGGGTCACTGGTCCAACGGGTCCAACGGGTGCGCAAGGCATTCAGGGCGTTACCGGCCCGACCGGTCCAACGGGTGCGCAAGGCATTCAGGGCGTCACGGGTCCAACGGGTCCAACGGGTGCGCAAGGATCGCAGGGTATCACTGGACCGACAGGGCCGACGGGTCCAACGGGCGCGCAGGGCGCTCAAGGTGTGACCGGCCCAACGGGTCCGACGGGCAGCACAGGAGCGGCATCCACCGTCGCTGGTCCTACGGGTCCAACTGGCCCGACTGGCGCTGCATCAACGGTGGCGGGTCCAACCGGCCCGACAGGCCCGACTGGCGTAGGTGGCCCCACCGGTCCCACCAGCACGGCGTCTTATACTCGCACGGCATTCACGGCGACTGCTGGTCAAACCACCTTCAGTTTGACCTACACCGTGGGGGCGGTGCAGGTGTTTTTGAATGGCGTGCTGCTGAACGCTTCTGATTACACCGCCTCCAATGGCACAAGCGTTGTGCTGGCCTCTGCGTGCCTCTCAGGTGACATTGTGGAATTTATCGTTATCTCGGGCGGCTCTGTTGCCGTGACTGGGATCACCGTTGGTTCGACGGTCATCTCTGGCGGCAGCACAGGCCGTGTCCTTTATGATAACGCTGGATTGGTGGGTGAGATTGCTGCTGGCACTAGCGGCAACGTGCTGACTAGCGACGGCACAAGCTGGTCGAGTGCGGCGGCTTCTCCCACAAATGGCTACCGGCGTAATAGGATCATTAATGGCGGGATGCAGGTTGACCAGCGCAACGCTGGAGCCTCTCAGACATTCACCGCCGCCGCCGCTTTAGCTTATAGCGTGGACCGCTGGTATGGTTACTGCACGGGCGCTAACGTCACCGGGCAGCGCGTTGCCGGGTCCAGCATAAATCAATACCGTTATCAGTTCACCGGCGCGGCAAGCGTTACGGCCATTGGTTTTGGGCAACGGATTGAAGCCGCCAACAGCTATGATTTGAACAACGACACGGCAACTTTTAGCGTCGATCTTGCCAATTCGTTGCTGACTACGGTAACGTGGACGGCATCTTACGCCAATACAACAGACACCTTTGGAACGCTGGCTAGTCCCACAACAACGCAAATTGCTACTGGCACTTTCACCGTTACTAGCACGGTGACCAATTACACAGCGTCAATTAGCGTTCCAGCAGCAGCCACGACCGGCATTCAAATTGTGCTGACAGTAGGAGCGCAAACTTCCGGCACTTGGACCGTTGGGAATGTTCAACTTGAAGCTGGTAGCGTTGCCACGCCGTTTGAGCGGCTGCCGATTAGCGAGACGTTAATGCTGTGCCAGCGGTATTATCTGAAACTTGGCGGCGCTACTGCGGCTGACATTGCGTTTTCGGGGTTTCCCACCTCTGGTATTTTTGGGTATTTGACATTAACCTACCCAGTAACAATGAGAACAAACCCAACAGGCTCAATTGTCGGGACGTGGACCTCAACAAATGTATTTGGCACCCCAAGTCTAAATCTTGGCTCAGGCTCCGTTGCTTTGCAAATTGCAGCTACCACCCTTGGCACTGGTTATCAGTATTATACATCTGGAACAAGCACTTATTTGACTTTTAGTGCGGAGTTATAATAATGTCAGAATACACAAACGCACAATATTACTGTATTTTAGGCACGTCAACAATTGTTGGCGTCAAGGTTGATATTGATGATGTGCTGTCATTTGTGCCCATCGACCCAGCGAACACCGACTACTCCAACATGATGTCCTTAGTGGCAGCCGGTGAACTTGTCATAGCGCCCGCAGGGAGCCAAGAATGACCATACCTCGTAACCTATCGAACCTTGCTCCAGGCGTCAGCAGCACTGGCGTTCTAAACCCAAGCAATGGCGGCACGGGAACATCCACGGTTTTCACGCTCGGCTCTGTGTTGTTTGCCGGGTCGTCTGGCGTCTACACGCAGGCTAACTCGCAGTTTTTTTGGGATAACACAAACAGCCGGTTGGGGATTGGAACGACATCGCCAGGGGTAAAGTTAGATGTAAATGGCGAAATCAAAGGAACGACTTCAGTTTCAATAAGCAACGGTTCTTTTCCGTTTTGGCAATTATACAATACTGGGCTGGCTTCCAATCCTTATTATAGGATTGCTTATGATTCTGGTAATAATGTTGTATTTCAAAATGTCAATGCGGCTTATAATTCTTCTACAGAACAAATGAGAATAACCAGCAACGGAAATGTCGGTATTGGCACAAGCTCCATATCATACAAACTCCAAGTAAACGGCGATGTATTTGTAAATGCAAATTTTACAAGCCCAACTTATTTTAGTTCTGGTTTTGGATGTAATTCTGGTGGGTCTGTAAGTTATTTAAGATATTATCACACGCCCGGCGTAGAAGCTGGGGCGCAGTTGATAGTCAATAATGCACAGACTTTTTACACTTTTAGAAATGATGGTTACGCTTTTGCAATAAATTGGTCTAGCGTATCAGACACAAGAATTAAATCAGATCAATTAGTTATTGAAGATTCATTAAATAAAATTAAACAATTGAAAGGAATTACTTATAGATTAAACAATACAACAAAAATTGATGGAACGCCTATTGTAGATGCAGGACTTATTGCTCAAGATGTTGAAAAAATATTGCCGCAATGTGTTGAGCGATTAGCAAAACCACCAGCGAACGACCCTGACGGTGAAGGTTTGCTTTCACTTAACTACAACGGCATTATAGCTTTGTTGGTCAACGCTGTCAAAGAACTAGACGCAAAGACCAGCGCAGCCCTGGCGGCGAAGGACGTTGAAATCGCATCTCTAAACGCAAAGCTTGATGCTTTGGAAAAGGAAAAATCTAATGGCTAACACTTATACCTGGATAATTCAGTTGATGGCGTGCGCACCGTCGGAGGGCGGTCAAACCGATGTGGTGATCACGGCTAACTGGATTCAGACCGCAACCGGTGGTAAATATATGGCGTCGGTATATGGATCACAGAGCTTTACCTATGTGCCGGGGTCTCCGTTCACGCCATATGCTGATTTGACGCAAGATCAAGTCGTGGGCTGGGTTCAAACTGCGCTCGGCACTGACCAGCTTGCCGCACTGAAAGCCAACCTCGACCAACAGATTGAAAACCAAGTCAACCCCCCGGTGGTCTATCCGCCACTTCCTTGGAGCTAACGCCGTGACACAAGACATTATCAACGTCATGATCTCGCTGGGCATAGCCGGGTTTAGCTGGCTGCTTAAAACCGTCTGGGACGGTGTAGGCGCGTTGAAAAACGAAATCATCGCCTTGGAGCGCGAAATGCACACGTCCTATGTCAGCAAGGCGGATTATCGTCAGGACATCACTGAGATGAAGGACATGCTGAAAGCGATCTTTTCGAAGCTGGATACGAAGGCCGATAAATGATTCCGCTGGTCGTTTGCACGACAGGCGGCGAGCACCTCTCCAAGCTGATGGAGACGGTGGACGAATTCGCATCTGATGACGTTGAAGTCTGGATATTCAACGGCAGTCACGGCAATTTCGGTGACGCTTACAACCACGCCATGCGCGAGGTTTTTGAATGCTACGACGAAATCCTAATTGCCAACGACGACATTCGACTGACGGCATCGTCCATCCGAAAATTGATGGACGACGTAGCGGTGTTAAAACAAACGGTGTTGCGCCTAGGGCTGGTGGCGGCACGCTCCGATAACGTGCGCGACATTCAACGCGGCGCCTTTGTTGACCATCCGGTGGAGGCTCCTGCGGTCTCGCCTATCCTGGCGTGGATTAACAAGGAGGCATTCGAAGCCGCGATATTTCCGCCCATCAACTGGTATTCCGATGACGTGCAATGCGCCGATTTACGCGCGCTTGGCTACCAACATTTTGTGTCGCGATCTTTCGTGTTTCACGTCGGCTCGGCTACTATCGGACACAACCACCAGCGCCACATCGACGAGGCGCGACCGTGGCTCGTTGAACACCGCCGTCAATATGCCGAACAATGGGGACTGATTGTGAAGCCACGCCTGAAAATTGCCGTTTATGCCATCAGCAAAAATGAGGCTCAATTTGTCGAGCGATTTTGCGCATCGGCAGAGGATGCGGACTTGATTTTAATTGCCGACACCGGCAGCACGGATGAGACGGTTACGCGAGCAGTGGAATGCGGCGCCATGGTGCGCAGCATCCACATCAAGCCTTGGCGTTTTGATCTGGCGCGCAATGCTGCTCTGGCCTTAGTTCCTGCCGACATCGACGTTTGCATCAGCCTTGATCTGGACGAGGTGCTTGAACCCGGCTGGCGTCAGGAAATTGAGCGGGTATGGCAGCCGGAAACAACGAACCTATGGTATTTGTTCGACTGGGGACACGGGATCAAATTTCCGTATCATAAAATTCATAGCCGCGCTGGTTACCACTGGCATCATCCATGCCATGAAGACATCCGTATTGATCCACGTATGCAAGCCGTGAATGCCCATACCAACATGATGCTGGTTTCGCACCATCCGGACCCGACCAAGAGCCGTGGCCAGTATATGGAAATGCTGGAAGCCGCCGTGAAAGAGGATGCCAACGACCCGTCGCATTATTTCTACTACGCGCGCGAACTGACCTTCTACAAGCGCTGGCCGGAAGCTCGCGACGCTCTGACGCACTACCTGGGGATGAACGGCGCAAGCAACCAGAACGAGCGCTGCTACGCTATGCGCCTGCTCGGGCAGACATACGACGAATTGCACGATCCGACCTCGGCGGAAAAGTGGCTACTGCAAGCGGCAGGCGAGGCTCCAAATACGCGGGAGCCGTGGTGCGCTCTTGCCATGCTAATGTATCGGCAGAACCGCTGGCACGAGTGCTATGCATATTCGCATCGCGCTTTGACCATCAAGGATCGCACGCTGGTTTACACTTGTGATCCGGCAGTCTGGGGCGCGCAGCCGCACGATCTGGCCAGCATCGCATCTTGGCATTTAGGGATGCACAAAGAGGCTCTAGCGCAGGCGGAAATTGCGATGGCTCTTGCACCGGAAGATGAACGGCTTGCAGCAAATCTTCGATTCATCAAGGAGGCAACAAATGGCTGAATTTTGGACCGACATCGGCAACACGCTGAAAGGCGTAATTCCGGTTATTCAAACTGTAGCACCCACCGTGGCTTCCGCCCTGGGTGGACCCTTGGCGGGCATGGCAGTGCAGGCACTGAGCACCGCGCTGCTGGGCAAACCTGACGGCACGGCGGCGGAATTGAACACGGCAATGCTGACCGCAACGCCTGAACAGATGCTGGCGCTGCGCAAGCAGGAAGATGATTTCAAGACCCGCATGGTGGAGCTTGATGTTGATGTGCAGCGCATCAACGCGGCGGATCGCAACAGCGCCCGTGAGCGCGAAGCCAAAACCGGCGATAGCGCCACACCCCGGCTGCTCGCCTTTGCGGTGACGGCGGGCTTTTTCAGTATCCTATGCTATGTGCTGGCCTACGGCGTGCCTCGCCAGGGCGGCGATGCAATCCTGCTTCTGCTTGGTTCCCTGGCTACGGCGTGGGGCGGAATCATCACATATTATTTTGGGTCCAGCGCAGGCAGCGCCGCGAAAACGGACCAGATAGCGACCATGATGAAAGACCGTCAGCGGTGATCACCACGGCATTGATGAAACAACTTGGCTGGGTTTACCCGGATGCGTGGGCGGCGTCATTTGCCGTCGCGTGTCCAACATATGGCATTATTACGAAAGACCGGGTCGCCGCCTTCCTGGCGCAGGTCGGTCACGAAAGCGGTGGCGGCAGGTTTACCAAGGAAATTTGGGGGCCGACGCAAGCGCAAGCCAAATATGAAGGGCGACGCGACCTTGGTAATACCGAAAAGGGCGACGGTCTGCGATTTCGTGGCCGGGGCGCTATTCAAATCACTGGCCGCGCCAACACAACGATGGCGAACTACGCACTGAAACCCGATATGGCCCTGGACGTATTTTGTTCTTGGTTGGAGACGGCGGAAGGTGCAGGTATGAGCGCGGCATGGTGGTGGTCATCATGGAAATTGAATGAGCTTGCTGACGCTGGACGGTTTGACGACATCACCCGACGTATAAATGGTGGCTTCAATGGGCGGGATGATCGCATTGCACGGTGGACAAAAGCAAAGGCTGCTCTGGCTGAAAACCCCGTAAAATGAGGATTATCAACCATGGCGCAACCTTCCTACAAATGGAGCGACGTAGAGGCAGTTTATAATGCTGTTGCGGTGCATGGCACTGTCACCGCAGCAGCCCGATCATTTAATCCGCCAATGTCAAACAAAACCGCCGCAAACCAGTATGAAGCGGCGCTCAGCAGATTCAAAAAGCCCGACGTGCGCAATATGCACCGACAGGCCGTTGCATACGATCCAGACAATCCGCCCGAATCCGAATTAACCCAGCGCATCCGCCATCCCAATGCCACCGTGGTGGCGTTTGGCGATGCTCATTGGACCAGCCTGCACCAGCCTCGCAGCCTTGCTCACGAGGCATTGTTGCGGGCGATACCGCAGATCAAGCCCGACATCATTCTGAGCGTGGGTGATCTGGTGGATATGGGTGAGCCGTCGCGGCACGACCCTATCGGTTGGAACAAGCGCATCAAAGTCAAAGACGAATTGGAGGCCGCCAAGCAGCACCTCGACGACATCATGGGATGCGCGCCTCGCGCATTGCGATGGTGGGTGCGAGGCAACCACGACGATAGATTTGATAAATTTTTGGCGCTCAATGCCGCGATGTTTGAAGGCGTCGAAGGATTTGATTTTGCCAATCAATTTCCAGATTGGCAGATGTGTCACCGGCTGGATCTGAACGACAGCGTGGTGATGCACCGTTATCATAGCGGTATTCATGCGGGTTATAACAACACTACCAAATCAGGCGTTAATTTTATCAGCGGCGACTCTCATGCTCTGCAATCCGTGCCGACGGTGGACATGCGGGGTCGTCGCTGGGGTGTACAGTGCGGTATGCTGGCCGATCTAGCATGGCCGTGCTTCGGCTATATGCAGGGCAACATGCGCCTGTGGACACCGGGATTTGCCGTGCTGACCTACCGAAATGGAGAACTTATGCCGCCTGAATTGTGTGAAGTGATCAATGGCGTCGCGTGGTTTCGCGGCCAGGAACTCGCCGGCAAGCCCCGCGTCCGCGTGCAGGCGGGGCGCTCCAAATGAAGAAGGTGGAGAGGATTGAATCGGACGACTGCGCGATGGCTGATGCTGCGCGGAAGGCGCTGGAAGATGTGTTGTCGCGCAATCCGACCGTGATGATGATTGTTTACGAAACGACAAAACAAATTGGCTATGCCAGCGTTCCGCCGTCCTCTGCGGTGGCCATGGGTTTATACGTCAAAATTGGCAACGTGCTGGTTCCCGACGACGGCTGACGGTCCCTGCATTTTTGTAAAAAAAATCTTCCAATTTAGACGGAAAGGCTATTTTCTTTTTTAAGGATAGGCGGTAAAAAACTCTCAGGCAACGACGCTTGAGAGAAAGGACCTACCCCAATGACCAACGCAGCCGCCGCCCTTTACGCCAACAAAATCGGCTACAGCGATGTGGACCCCTACGAGGTGATCCGCCAGATCAGCCCCAAGACCATCGAAATCCGCGCCATGAAAGCCGAGCGCGATGATTCTTGGAAAATGGATTTTGTCCCCGGCGGCTTCTTCGGCACGGTGGTGAACCAGCGCGATCAACGCTGGTTCATCAACAGCGACCTTGAGCGCAAGGTTATCCGCATCCGCCTGCGCCGGGATGGCCGCTGGTATGACGCTCACGACAACCGCTACTCGCTGGCCGACAAGCCGGTTAAATTTTACGACTACAATTTCTGAACGAAAGCCCCCCGGCGAAAGCCGGGGGAATTCCCCGACCAAGCGCATCAAAAAAACCTCAAATTTTCCGTCAAAGCCTGTTTTCTTTTTGACGGATAGGCTGTAAAAAACTCCCAGGCAACGAGCCTACCGGAAAGGAATTTAACCATGACCATCGAATTGAACATCCCCGAAACCGCCGCCGAGTGGAACAAAATCATCCTTGGCGAATTGGCTGCCGAGCTTGGCAAAAGCCACCTCGTTACTCGCGCCGCCAAGCGCATCGCCGCCAAGGGTTTTGAACTGCTTGAGGTGCAGAAGATCAACGGCATGCGCGAAGGCTTTAATTGGGGCCGCTCTTCGCACGGCGAACGCCGCGTGACGCTGCGCCACATTCACTTTGCGCGTTCCGAAAACCCCGGCGAAGCCATGGCGGTTATCGCGGTGGGCCAAACCATCACCTACACAAAGTCCAACCCCTACGACCGCGCACCCCACGACAACAACGTCGAGCAATGGACGCTTCAAGCCACTGACGACGCAAAAGCCGCCCTGGGATGGGCGGCATGAAGATCGACCTGCACTTTACGCCGCACGAAGCCCGCGCGGTCAAATTCCTCGCCGCGCGATGCGGCGAGGAGGTGTCGCTAGAAGACCTTGCAGCCGCCATCTACCTCAGCAAGGCTGAACGCCCCCAGACATGGAGGCAGTCAACCATGGCGATGATGCGCAACCTGCAGATTAAGTGCGCGCTTTATGGCCCGATAGAATTTTACCGCAAACGCCGCCGGGGTGCAGGCGGCAAGGCTACCTACCTCGCAACATCACGAAAGGACGAAACACATGGATAACCCCCTACCCATCAAGCTGGTGGATTTGGAAATGGCGCAGCGCGTCAAACAAATCAGCCG